TGGTAACATTGGTTTTTGGTCACAAGATTTATGTAGAAAGTTTAAATCAGTATGGGCATTTGAACCACATCCAGAAAATGTGGCTTGTTATAGAGAAAACATGAAAGACTTTTCAAATTGGCATTTAGAAGAACTAGCATTATCAGACCACCAAGAAGAAAACGCCACACTATTTGCAAGTCCAGATGAAAGTGGTAATGTCAGCTTAAATTCTCATGGTGTAACTCATGGTAATTCAAAAAGACATTTAGAGAATAATGCTTTAAATACGACATATACAGATGTAAAAATGTTAGATGATTATGTAACAGAGTTTGATAATCAAAACATTGACTTTATTAAGGTTGATTGCCAAGAACATGAAAAAGAAATTGTATCTGGTGGTTTGGACTTATTAAGTAGGCATGACGCAGTATTAGTATTAGAATTACCTTGTAGAAATGAAAACGAAAGAAAATACCATGATGATATTGTAAATATTTTAAGTGGTATTGGTTACATTAGAAAAGGTAACAATAAAAAAGAAACAGTATTTACAAAATGGTTTGATTAAATGTGTGCAATTCATGGCATATTTAAAAAAGATGTAGATAGTATCATCAAAATGGTGGCGATTGCTCATCATAGAGGACCTGATGGTCGTGGTACTTGGCATGATGAATTCATTACTTTAGGTCATAATCTCCTATCTATTGTTGATGATGAAAAGAACTCTATACAGCCATGGGAACACAATAATTTAATTCTAGTTTATAATGGTGAAATCTATAACTATAAAGAACTAGGCGAAGAATTTGAACTAACAACTAATACAGACACCGAAGTTATTGCAAGAGGTTTTGAAAAGTATGGACAAGACTTTTTAGATAAACTTGATGGTATGTTTGGCCTTGCAGTATATAATAAGCTTACCAAGCAGTTAACTCTTGCAAGAGATTCAAATGGTATTAAACCAGTTTACTATGGTTTTCATAATCACAATCTTTGTTTTTCTTCAGAAATTAAATCACTATTAGGCATTGGTTTTAAAAAACAAGTATGTAAACAGGCCTTTGCTCACTATCAAAAAGCAGGATATAATTCAGGTTATCTTACCATGTTTGAAGGTATACACAAGTTGGTACCTGGTGAGGTAAGAGTTTATGATGTTATTGAAGGCAATCTAGTTAGTAAAAGAAATTTAAATAATTACAAGTATGATACAGAATGGGTTAGTGATGATACTACAAAGATTGCAGAAAGAATTAGAGAATTAGTTAATAAGGCAGTAAATCAAACTTTAATGGGTCGTAGAAACATTGGATTGTTTTTATCTGGTGGTATTGACAGCACATCTATTTTGTATGAGATGAAAGAGTTAGGTGTAAAACCAAATACATTTACCTCAGAGTTTGAATTACTTGACCCTAAAAGTAGATTGAACCAAGATAGTGATTTAGCAAAAGGTTTAACTGAAAGATTTGAAGTATTTAATAATACTGTTAAACAAACTCAACAAGATTATGTTGATTCTATTGAAAATACATTTTATGCTTTAGAAGAACCAAGACAAGGTAAATCTTTTCCTACTTACTACAATACAAATAAATTTATTTCACAAAATAATATTACCGTAACATTAGCTGGTGACGGCGGCGATGAATTATTTGCAGGTTATAAACATCATAAGTTTCCTGATTGGCAAGGTAAATTAGAAACATTGTGTAGAAACAATAGAGAGTTAAACAATCCCGAACTGTGTTGTTCTATAAACGACATGATGGATTACTTACATGAATGGTTACCAACAGAACCTATGACAGGTGATAAAGTTAATGACTTTATGTATATCGAAAGTTTAAATAGTTTGGCTGAAGATTTTTTAATTAGAAATGATAAACTAGGTATGCACTTCTCTATGGAAGGAAGATTTCCTTATATGAACAAGTGTATTAGAGATTTTGTTAGAGCAATACCTGGCGATTTAAAAGCAACACATAAATTTCATAAACAACCTTTAAAAGAAAATAAGATGTTACAAAAGATGGCATATAAAAATAGATTACCTGATAATATTTTAAATCATGTTAAAACAGGCTGGAGATTTCCAACAGATGAAATACTAATAGGCAATAGACTTGCGCCAGCGCCTGATAATTCAGTATTAAAAGATTACATTAGAGAAATATTAAAAGACAAAACATTACAAGA